GGCGCGGCTGCTAACATGTATCGTTCCATTGCCCACTTCTGCCGCAGCGTTGGCTGTCTGTGGCATCAGCAGGATTATGCTGTCCTTGCCTGCACGAAAGTCAGTCACAACCGTTGTGGCTGCGCTGGCCGTGCAGACAAAAGAACCTGTGCTGTTAAGTTTGCCGTCAAGCACGTTGTTGACGACTTGGCTAATCTGACGCGGGTTTGTTGCTTCCGGCGGCAGTGGCTGAAAGTTAGCGTCTGCCAAGCGCCTGACCCTCTATCTCAACGCCCTGCGCGAAATCCCAATTGCCTGTGATGTTCATACGCACACGATGAAAACGACCCTGTGAGCGATGTTGGCAAAAGCCTTCATCGGTCAACGATGCGGCAGTGTCAAAAACGACATCGTCATCCTGCCTGTCACGCGCACCCACTTGCATCGTCACGCTGCCATCACGGAAATACGGCACTGTTCGCGTCACAAGTGAGTGACGACCCACCGTTATAGGAAACTCAGCAGTCTCAATCGTGCCAGCAAGCGTGCTGCCCGTGAAACCATGTATCTTTTTATCAACACTGCCACCGAAGAAGAACGTGCCGCCTTTATATAGCGCACTATCCAGCGGTGCTGGCAGGCTGTCCAAGTTTGCAGCCAAGTTGTCCAATGCTTCCATCGTGTAAGCTGGTGTGAACAGCGGTGCTATCAGTTCTGCACGCACCTCAAGCAATGACCATTTCTGAATGGCATAGTTATAAACCAGTATCTTGTCAGGCGTATCGTCAGTGGCATTAGCTGATACATATGACCAAGCAACGATCTGATTTGACGGATCAACAGCACAGGACATCTTGTCAGTGTGTGCGTCGTCAAAATCTTTCAAGAAAAACTCATTGACCTTCTCTGCACCAATAGGCTGGCTCTGCTTTCCATCAAAGGCAAAGAAGCCGTCCTGTGCCAGATAGAATGTAAGCCCGCCGACCCGTGCCACACTATTCGGGAAGGAACAGCCACGCGATGTTTCTACCATGTTGATCTGGTAGATCAGCGGCGCTCCAACATAATACGCAACGGCAATGCCCCGCTCCATTAGGATCGTGGCTTGCTCACCGCCTGTCAGCCCTGTGATTGCGCCTGCGTCACCACCAAATACATCTTGGAAGTCAGCTTGATTGGTGCCAACGGTCCACGATGTTTCATCATTGATGGCCGACCAGCGCACTCTGAACGGCACCCTGCCCGACCCTTCGTCAATATTGGCAGTCCATACCTGATCGCGGACGACAGCAATAAAATCTGCCTTTGGAGGTGAGCCAGCAAGGTTGCTAAAGGCACTGTCACTGCCAAGCGCAAACTTTTGCAGTTCTTCGCCAGTGCCGCCAGCCGCAACAACGGTTGATCCGAATTGCACGAACCGCCACCGCTCTGCGCCCGCAAGATCATAGGCCGGTGAGCCTGACTTGCTGGCATCTACCAGATTGCTGTTGGACTGATTGAATTTGTATAGTTTGCCCGCATCGCCTGCGAACAAAGACACATTTGCTGCCGTGTCCTTTGCTGCGAAGATGCCACGAATCCGGTCAGTGGCAGCGTTGCTGAAACTCACAAACGACGGAAAGCTGCGATAGCCTTCTGCCGCTGGCACCACATTGGTCGCCGTTGTCACGCCGGGATTATTGAGTGGTGGCTGATCTGGTAGCCATTCGCCGTATTTAATCATTGCGTCAGCCAGTCCCTAGTATTGCCGGTTTGCGTAGCCCACACCTCTGTACCGGCGCTTTGAATAGTCCACGTTTCGCCTTCGTCGGCCACGTTTGTCCAATCCTCGCCCGGTATCTTGGCAATGACGACGGCGGTGACTGTTGCCGTGGCTGCTGCTGCACCCTTAAAGACTGCGACAGTTGATCCGCTTGCCAAAATGGCAGCGCCCGCGTTTGCAGAGAAACCTAAAACCCTGACACCAATAGCTGTGCCACTTGCTGTGACAGACGCGGCAGCAGATACATGACGTATACGGCCCGCAACATTAGTCGCCGTAACAGCCACACTAGCGGCTGCGCTCATGCGTGCAATAAACGATGCCGTAGCGGCAAATGTTACAGCGCCGGTTACAGATGCATTGACACCGCGAATACGGGTAAACGCATTGGTGGCCGTGACCGCAATGCTTGCTGCGGCCTGCGCCAGTACCGGCACCTGTATAGTGCCTGTGCCTGTAACAGCGACATTGGCTGTGGCGGCGGCAGAGGTAACATCAAACGCTGGGATGCTGTCGAGATTGCCGTAAACATCTAGGGCGTCGAGGTTGCCAATCAGATCGTCCAACTCGTCCATCGTAAACTGACGAGTGAAGTCTAGTCTGATTAGTACGTTGTCATCGTCCAGACTGCCGACGATGCTGTCGAGCGGCGTCGTAATTTCATCCAGATTCGGCTTTGCAATAGCCATGATCAGGCGGCAGTGATGTCCAGATCACCGACTGCGATTTTAAGTACATCACCCGACGCTATAGCTTTGCTTGCAGAAAAACTGCCATGCACCAAAAGATTGCCGCCGCTGGCCGCATCGAATAATCCCCAGTGACTTACCGTGCCAAAGCCTGACCCGGTTGCCGCGGCAAATTCAATCGCCGCATCATTCGACATCGTACCGCTTGAGGCTGCGCCGAATGACACCGCCACGCGGGCATAGTTGTTGCCGCTAATCTCTGTGCCGCTATTTGCGTCAGCGAAAGAGCCAGTAGACAGGCCAAGATACACGGCGCTAGGCGTTGTGAAGGTGGCGTTTGCACCGATGGCATCCAGCACCTTGTTTTCAGCGTAGTCGGAAAGTGCAGACATCTTTTACTCCTATGATGCTACAGAGTTTTGCCGCTGGTAGATGCTCGTCATGTGGAGCGTCCCAGTGCCATAATGGGCGCGTTGCTCGTCTTTTTTGATTTCCTCAATCGCTCGTCCAAACTTTGTGTCGTAAAGCTGTGCGCGCGTATCATCCATCAAGTAGACATACGCCTCTGCCAGCGCCCCACTTAGATAAGCGTCAGGGTGCCGGGAAAGGATGTTGTTGGTTGCATTTGTATCGCTAAGTGCTGACAGACTGCCGATATAGACAATCTCTGCGGTGTAATTAGAGTCAGGTATTGGGCGAAACTTTATCTCAGTGCCAATAATGCTGTAAGCAAGCGGCTTGCCGCCTGCACCACTAAACTGGCTGTCCAGTGCTGTGGGTGAGCGATATTCCAATACAGTGTTTGGGCTGGTGTTAAGCTTTACCTCACGCACCTCACGCAAATCAGTTGGCAATGCCACAAACTCATCATTTGCCGTCAGCGTTGCAGTGGCACGCTTTTCTTGGCTGCGCGTCTCCAACTCGCGGGACATGCGCGCCTCTGCAAGCTGAATAAAGTCCGGTATCTGCGTTGTCAGGTCTGTACGCGCGAGGAAGTTGGCAACAGCCGTCTTTAACTCACTGTATGTGCTGATGCTCATAAGCTGCCACCGCCGGTTCTGAAATATCTGTTGTCGTAGTCGTTCAACCAACGCTTCCAAGCAGTCGGGTTGTCACGCGGCGCGCCATACCTTTCAACGAGTTGCAAATAAACTACGTTGGGTATTTCAGCAACTTGCTGCCAATGACGCTGCGTATCGCCAATCATGCTGCCGCGCTGCCACTCATTAGCCTTTTTCTTGTTTTGGTCTAGCAGCGGGTCTACGTGCTGCGTTTCCTCAATGATGTAGTCGCCATCATTGTCGTGCATCCAAACTTCTTTGCCAGATGCCTCATCTTTCTTAATCAGGCGTTTTGACATAAATCCTCCAATAAAAAAGGGCAGCCGAAGCTGCCCTTTTTAGTATTGTGTGGTTGGCTGTTAGCTGCCGTTTAGTCCGATAACTGCGCCATGCGCCTTCGGTGCCTTCACTTTTAATGCCCATTCAGTCACGATCTGTGACTTCTCAGCATCACCAGTGTTGGCAATGTCATTTTCCGCAAAGTTGCGACCATTCAGCGTTGAAAGGCTGACAAAGTTCGGGTCAATCACGAACAGCTTGTCGTTGCTCATGAAGCGGCTCGGCGTAATGTCGAGCGTACCGAAGTCGGTCAGATAGACAGCAGTGGAACCAACGAAGGTTGGTGCCTTGCCTTCAGTCATGTTGACTTGGTTGGTGACAAGGTTAGTGCCGCTCTGCGTCAAATCACTGATGTTGGCGCGATTAGTAGCAGAACATACAAGGATTGAAGGGTTGCCCCCATCTTCCCATGCAGCGGTGACGGCTGTGTCGATCTTAGCCAGCGTCAGTGCTGCGGCAGTGCCAGTTGTGTCAGCAGTGTCGGTGCCATCACCAGTAGCAAAGCCCATGTCGGACGGTGCGCTACCATTCGTAATCCAAGTCAGCAGTGATGCAGACTTGCGTGGCTCAGAAGCGGAGCGTGCTACGTTTGTGTCACCGATCATCTTTTCGATGTCACGACGTAACTCAAGTCCCTTCAATACGCGTTGATAAGCTACTTCACGATCACGACCGGCCTTGTCTACAGCATCCAGAGTGTTGGATACGATGTAGCCCTTCTGGCTGATCTGGTGATAGTTGCCAAGACGTGACGTTGCGGTAACGCCGCTGTCCGACATGTCAGCGCCTTCGTTGACATGGTTGTTGGTAGCAGCAGCAGCAAGTTCCTGCACTTGCCACTCGGTAAAGATACCGTTGGAAGTTTCCTTCTCTACAGAAGAAAATATGGGTGTTTCATCGGAGTCTACTTTGTAGATGATGTCCGCAAGCGTTTCACGCTCACCCACTGCGGTTGCAGTTGTGGCCGTTGCCATAATGTAACCTCATTAGGTTTGAGTTTTCAGAAGATAGTCCACAGCATTTGCGATGCTTGGTGCTTTGTTGAATTGCTCCCGTTGCTTTCTACGGGTGCTTGCTTGGACTTCTTTCTTGCTGCGAGGAGCGCCGGACTTTGCCATTTTCGGTGCCTTACGCACCTTTTTCTTGGCAGTGCTAGCTTGATCGCTGATCTTGCTAAACTGCCATGAATCATACAGTGCTTTGATGGCACGATGATCTGATGCCGCGTCTATTTCCTCTTGAGTGTAGCCATACTCACGCTTGGCAAACTCAATCAGTTCTTGGCGTTCCGATTGACGTACATTGTCGTCACGCCACTGCGGTATCTTGTCGAACATCAGTTCTGCCTGCTGCGACAAGTGATGACGCATCATCTCCTGTTGCTCGGCCTGTTGCTCTTTGGCAATGCGCTGGTTTTCAGAAACAATCTCACGCTTGCGTTCCTGCAATCGCTGATGATCTGTGTACCTTCTGGCATATTCCTCTGCGGGCAATTCCAGTCTCAGAGTGTCCCAATCTGGATCAGCTTGCGTCTGATTCAGGTATTGCAACACCTGTTGAAGTCCCTGCTGGTATGCGTCACGCTGTTGCGCTGCTTCAATCCGCTCTGCCTCTAAGGCTTTGCGGTCTTCAGCATTTTTCTGCATACCCTTTGTAAAAGCCGCCTGTCTTTGATAGCCCTTGGCCGCTTCCTCAAGCGTCACCTCATAGGTTTCACCGTCAACTGTGACGGAAACCATCTCAGGTTGCTCTTGGTCGTCGTCCTCTGCTTCTTCTTCGTCAGTGGCATCGTCATCTTCAGCTTCATCAACGTCGGCTTCTTCAACCTCAGTTTCTTCTGCTTCATCTGACTCTGGAGCCTCATCCTCATCAAATAAGACTTCCTGCTGCGCTTCTTCCTCTGCCGTTTCCGCTTCGGGCGGGGGCGTTGCGAGAAGGCTAGTTGCGTCCGCGATGGACACCC